AGACACAAACCCCCCCCCCCCCTCCCCCCAGGGGTGGCGGTATTCCTGCCCCAGTGTCCCAGGCCAACTCTACTGCTCGGCGTCGATCACCTCAACGTCAGCCGGCCCCACGTCTATGAGGCCCTGCTCACGTTTTCGTCTCTCGACCTCAGCGACCAGCTGCTCGATCCTCGACGTCGTGGCCGAGGCCGTCATCTCGGCCAGGTTGGAGGAGACCTCGATCTGCACCTTGGCCGAGTCGGTCCCGGCGCCGGCAGCCTCCCTCTCGATGCGCGCTGCGACGTCCATCATCTGGACGATCCCGTTCGCGCTCATGCGGGAGATGCGGTCCTCGGTGAGGCTGTCGAGCCACATCTCGGCCTTCTCCAGGGCCTTGCGGCCTAGAGCCCGATGACGATCCCCCATGGCGATCCGGTAGCGGACGAGCTCGTTCGCCTCGTTCTCGGCCATGTGCTTGTCCCAGGCCTCGACCCGCTCCTTCCACGACCATCGGGCCGAGTAGGAGTTGCCGTTGGGGGCGTCCCGCACCCGACGTCGCTCCATGTCCCGGTAGGTCTTGAACGAGTTGTAGGCCGCCTCGGTCTCGCCATCCTGCCGCTTCCAGATCGGACGCGTGTAGTCCAGCGGGGCCGGCTTGCGAGGCGCCGGAGGCTTCGCGGTAGTCACAGCCCCTCCAGAACAGAGGTCAAGTCCTGTGACGGTGCCATGGCTCGATTCACGAGGGCTCGAACCAGAGACTGAGCGAAAGCCTCAGCGAACTCCTCGCCCCAACCCTGCTCGCTGACCATCCGGGCACGGATGCCTGCACAGGCGGCCGTGATCGAGAGGATCGTGCTGCCCGCGATCATGAGCGCGTCGCTGGCATCGGCCACTCCGCTGTCAGGCTGCTCGGGGATGTCGTCAATCACTTCTCTTGCTGCGGCACTCATTGATCATGTCCTCCCTCTCCTGCTCCTTCATCTGATCAACCATGATCCGGTAGATGCGGGCCACGGTCTTGGCGTGCCAGCACGATGCGTAGCGCGAGTGCTGACCGTGCTTGCAGGTGCACGTGAACCGCGGGTAGCCATGATCCGACTTCAGAACCACGTGATGGAACCTCTTGCCGTCACGCCCCTTGACCTCTCCGGTGTTCCGGGCCGAGTAGGACCGCACCCACCAGACCCGAGGGTTCACCTCATCCTGGTAGACGGCGCCGGTTCTCCAGGTCTCGCGGGCCGACTTCAACTGGGCCGGGGACATGTCCTCCCACTCCAGCTGCCGCACGAATTCGAACTCGGTCGCAGTCAGCCTAGCTCTCGCCACTGAGATCACCTCCAGACCCTACGACGGGGTACATGCTCGACAGTGTCGAGCCGGTCAGCGCCTCACGCACTGCCCACTCCGCCTCGTCGGCGTCCAGGACGGTGCAGGCGGCCCCGCCGGCGGCGCGCACACGGCGAATCTGCCGTACCTGCTCGACCGACGTGCGGGCCAGTGCGTGCCCGCGGGACTCGCCGGGCTTCTGGTGCTTGACCTCCAGGAAGATCAGTCGGCCCTCGACGCAGCACAGCACGTCAGGGATGCCTGCCTCCATGTAGACCGAGCCGTGCATCTTCCAGGTGACCGACCCCGGCCAGACCTGGGCTATGCGGCGCCGGATGGCGTCCACGACGCCGCTCTCCTTGCTCGCCTTGTCCCTCCTCCTCGGAGCCGGGGCGGCCCCGCCGGAGCGGGGCCGCTGTGCTGAAGGACTCAGAGGTCCAGGTCGTCGATGTCCAGGGCGTCCACGTCGAGCTCGATGGTGTCCTCGGAGTCCGCTGCCGGGGCAGGCTTGGCCGGAGCCTCGACCGGATCGGCGATCTCGTCCTCCATCGGGTCTGCCTCGGGCTCGGCCTTGGCCGGCTTCGTGGCCCGGAGGTACTCGCGCACCTCGCTCTTCACGCGGCCGTTGTAGGGCTCACCATCCTCCACGAGGATGTCGACCGGGCGGCCGATCAGCGAGCGCGGGTTCAGGGCGATCTTCTTCTTGGCGATCTTGACACCTAGGGCCTGGAGGAAGGCGGCAGAGCGGAACATGGCCTTCTCCGTCTGGGGGAGACGGTCGATGATCTGCTGCCCGGCGTGAGGGCCTTCGGTGATCTCCAGGTAGACGACGAACATCGCGTTGCCGGCCTTGGAGGTCGTCTCCTCGAAGTCAGAGACCTCGGCGTGGTAGGTACCTGGGGCGACGTGGGCGGTGGAGGTGTCCTTGTAGTTGGTGAAGTCGAAGGTCAGAGCCATGGTGATTTCTCCTGTGAGGTTGGGTTACTGGGTGATCAGTTGTCGGACTTGGCCGACTTGTCGGCGGCGGGCTTACGCTCCGGGACTCCGCCCACTCCGAGGAAGCGGGAGAGCTTCTCCAGAGTCACGGGGTGGTCGCGCCCTAGGACGGACGGAACCTTCCCGCGAAGGTTGTAGGGGATACGGGCCTTGGTCCCGTACTCCGGGTCGGTGCCGAAGCGCACGATGTGCTTCAGCGAAGGGCCGTCGTCGCGGCCTGCGTTGTCGAGGTCCTCCTCGACGTCGGCGTAGATGATGTAGTTCGGCGTGGCGCGGATGATCGACTGGGCTCCGCGCTGGACGTCCGGCGAGCGACGCACGCCGCCGTTGATCTCGTCCTCGACCATCTTGACCTGAGCCGTCATGACGACGTGCATCGGCTCCTTGCGGTTGCCGTCGGCCAGGCCGTACCAGAACACGGCCGTGTCGGTCATGATGTCAAGGGCCTGGCCCCAGGTTCGCTGATCAGCGGGGGCCGTGCCCTGCTTGATCTCACGAACAGCGGTCTCCGAGAAGCCGGTGAGGTAGCGCATCGTCATTTTCTGGAGGGCGGTGAGACTGTCGAGAATGACGGCCTTGTAGCCGTGGCCCCCCTTGTCCAGGCTCCAGAAGATGTCGTCCAGGGCGGTTACGCTCTCCGGACGGACCACGTCGATGTTCTTGGCGTAGGGGGCGTTCTTGAAGGACTGGGTGCCCTTCTCGCCCGGCAGGTCGATGAACAGGGTCTTGCCCATCGTGGCTACCGTTGAGGCGAGGGACGACTTGCCGGCCCCCTGAGCTCCGAGGATCAACCACCGGCCGTAGTCGGCTGCCTCCTCGTTCACGTCAACGATGTTGACGCCGGCAAAACTGGCCATTGAATTTCCTTCCGCTGTTTGGGTGGTGACTTAACTGTAGGCGTATGACGGCGGGTATTGCAAGCCCGGAAGGCTACCTGCCGCTGTGAGACGGGTCACGGTAGCGTAGGCCGTACTCCTCAGGCGCGTACTCCCCGCCCGGTCCGCCTACCATCTGAGCACGGCACAGGTCGGCGAACTCGCAGAACTGGCACGCCGCCTTCCCGAAGTTGCGGGGAGCCTCGCCGCGGCGGTCTGCGCGGACCCTCGTCCTGGAGATGTCCGAGCAGGTGTCTGCCGCCGCCTGAAGGTGTGACCTCACGAGGTATGGGCTGACCGGAGTCAAGTGGCGGGAGAACCACTGAGAGACGGCCTGTGGAGAGGCCAGGCGCTCTATCTCGGCCTCCTCGGCCGTGTAGGTGCCTGCGGCGCTGCCGTCCTTCTTCATCCCCTCGAAGGGGACTCCGTCGGAGCACCACTCCAGATAGGTCCGCAGGTCATAGTCCTTGACCGACGAGGACAGCTTGCCGGCCTTCGTGATCTTGGGGGTCTTAGGGGCCTTGGACCGCACTCGGTCGAAGGCGACGGCCCTGGGCGTGGGAACCTCCCACTCGGCACAGTCCGGGGCCAGGCCCCATGCGTATAGCTGGACCTGGCTGTCCATCATCTCGTCCAGGCTCGTGACCTGGCCGAGCGTGCCGGACGTCTTGCAGTCCCGCACCACGACGATGCCGCGCTTGCGGTCCTGGTAGACCTCATCCGCGTAGCCCCACAGGGTGACACCGGTGCCGGGCACCTCGCGCTCCCAGCGCTGCTCGACAGCTAGGACGGACTCGTTCTCCGACTCCTCAGCCCATCGCTCACGCCACTCGGCGTAGGCGTGGGAGAGGCGCTGCGGTAGAGGCTGGCCGAGCCAGTCGATCCAGGCCTCCCGAGCGTCCTCCCCGAGCCGGTCCCAGTAGTCCACGGCGGCGGCCATGACGTCCGACGGGGAGGCGTCCCACGGGAAGGTAGGGCCTGTGTCAGTGGTCTGAATCTCCTCGGGGTGTGCTTTGAGAGTCCCCTCGGCGACCCCCTTCGTGATCCGGTCCAGGGCTCGAACGGCGTGGAACCACGAACCGAAGTCGAGGGCCGGTGTGGCCTCCGACCGGGCGCGGCGTAGGCCGTCGATGTATCGGTACTTCCACGCCTGCGGGCAGCGGCGGTGGAGGGTGAGCGAGGAGTAGGTGGCCTTCTCGGCCGTGATGACGTCCTCCTCCTCGGGACGCGGGGTGGGGCTCATGGTGATCGCTACTTCCGATCGTCGTAGATGTGATTCATAAGGGTCTTCTCCAAGTCCGTTCGGTCCTGGTAGGCCTGGAACACCGGGTCGTCAACGGTGTTCGGTGCGAGCGCGTACCAGAACGTGGTCGCGCTCTTCTGGCCGAGGCGGTTGAGGCGGTCGCGGGCCTGGACGATGTCGTCGCGCTGCCACGGCAGCGACGCGAAGATCGCGTTACGGGCCTTCACGAGTTCATTCACGGCGACCGAGAGGGTCTTGATCTGGGCGACGATGACGAGCCTGGCAGGGTCATCGGACCCGAATCGCTGGCGCATCTTCAGGCGGTCCTCCGGCTTCGTGGAGCCGTCGATACGTAGGACCGTGGTCCGCTTGTCAGAGATCTCCTCCTCCAGCGTCGCTAGCTCTCTAGTGAAGGTTCCGAAGACGACGATGCGCTTCTCGTTCTCCAGAGTGTCGTGGATGAGGGAGGCGATGGTCTTCGCCTTGGACCGGCCGATCTCTCGGACCTGCCCCTCGTCGTCGGGGAGGTGGCCGGCCGTGATCTGGCGGAGCCGGGTCATGCGAACCAGCCGGCTGGCCGCCGTCGCAACGTCCCCGCCGGCGCCGGCCTCGCGCACGTCGTCCTCCTCACGGAACTCGACCTGAAGCTTCGTTCGCATGTCCTCGTAAGCCTTCAGCTCCTTCGGGCTCAGGGCGACGTGGAGGACCGTATCGACGGCTTCTGGCAAGTCCAGGCACTCCTCCTTGATGGCCACCGATGAGCGCTCGCCCATGATCTCCTCCAGGCGGTCCAGGTTCTTGAAGCCGACGACCTCGTGCCCCATATACCCGCCCATCTCGGCGTAGTCCTCCTTGAAGTGCTTGAACGTCGCCACGCGGTGCTCACCGTTCGGCTGGACCCTCCCGAAGGCCTTCGGGTCGATGAACCTCCACTGCGCGTAGACGTCGAGCGGTGAGTGCGGGATGACCGTCCCGGTCAGGCCGATCCGGCGATCGACCCGCGAGCCGATACGTCCCGCCAGTCGAGACGCGTTGGACGAGACCGACTTGATCTTGTGCATCTCGTCGATCACTACTAGGTCCGGGTCGAAGTCGGTGACTGCGGCGAGCACGACGTCGGCCATCGTCTTGGACCCGACCTGCCGGCGCTGGGAGAGCGTGTCCAGGTTGATCGCCTCGATCACGAGGCGGGGCTTGGAGTCTCCGAGGACCTCCGGCCCGGCCTTGGCGGCCCCCTTCCGATCCAGCTCCACGCCATCGCGGCGAGCGGCCAGTGCCCAGGACCGATTGGCGTGCAGGGCGCGGACGTCGTCCCCTGCGCCACGCCCCTTGCCGCCGGTCGGCTTGGCGACGGACTTCCCTCCGCGGGAGCGGAGGGCCTCGACGCGCTGCATGACCGAGCCTCCGAGGGCCTCGGCCCAGACGTTGACCTGCGGGCTTACCCACTTCGGAGCCTGGAGCGCCCACTGATCGACGGCGGCCAGAGGCCCGATCACGAGGACTCGGGCCTCGCGGCGGGGCGAGGACAACGCCAGAAGAGAGCAGTAGTCCAGAGTGACCGCCGTCTTTCCGGTGCCGGGCTCCATGAGGAGAGCACCGATGCCGTTGCATGCGATGAGCTTGGCCAAGCCGCGCTTCTGGTGAGCAAATCGTGGCGGGCCTCCGAACTCGAACTTAGCCACGGCCGTCCCCACCTCCTAGGTGCATGGCCGCGGCCTTCTCAGCTTCGGCGAGAATGTGTGCCTGCCGTTTCTCTTCGGGGATGCGCAGCAGGTCCTTGCGGCGGTCGTGGATGTCGGTCAGGTAGCGGAGGTACTCGCCGACGAGCTCAGCCTTGGTCCTCTCGCGGCCGACGCGGCGGGTGGGTACGTACGAGATGGGCTTCTTGCCCTTGACGGCAAGGATGTCGCCGTCCCGGATGTCCCCGGTCGGGGACTCCTTGACGCGGCGCAGGATCTCCTCGGCGCTCACGATTCCGTTGCAGGTCATTTCGCCCTCTTCCTATAGGTCTTGATAATGGATGCGATAGCCCTCAGTACTGACTTCACAGAGCAGCGTCCTCCTGGATCGAGACGAAGGCTCCCTCGCGGATCGAGATGGCCAGGACCCCTCCGTCGCGGATGCCTGCCTTGATCGACTTGATCCCGTAGCGGATGATCTGCGAGAACTCGAAGAGGATACAGATCCCTAGGACGATGTCGAGGAAGCGGTCGGCTGGGGCCAGGTCGAGCAGGTGGAGGATCGCGCTCACGGCGGCGACTCCTAGCGCCCAGTAGGCATGGCTCAGGGCTCTGTTGGCGTATACGGCGTTGGGGTGGGTCAGGGTATAGGTTCCTGGCTTGGGACTCATTGGACTTCCTTAGAGGTGGGTCAGGCAGCGGAGCCGCAGTCGCAGTACTGCTCGGGCTTCTCGCAGGAGGGGCAGTACCGGTCCCCGGTCCACGGGTCCTCCAGGACCCCAGTGAGGCTGTACTCCCGATAGGCGCGGGCCAGGGCCTTCTCGTCGGTCACGTACATCTCGTTGCGGTACGCCTCCCACTGCGCCCAGCGCTTCCGCTGCGCCCGCATAGATCCTTTGCGTGCCATTTCAGTTCTCCTTCCCGCCGTAGCGGTCGTTCCTTCGATGGCTCAAGACTACGCAGCACGTATGCCCGGATGCAAGCCCCGGTAAAGGTCTACCCCAGTGACTTGAGTCACTGGGGCAGTTTCCTTTGAGATTGGGCCGATTCTCGGCTTAGTCGCCGCGGTAGTGGGCTCGGATTGCGGGGACAGCTCTAAGCTCCCCGCCGACGTATACATTTGCCACCGTCTGCCATAGATTCCAGCCGCGTTCCGACAACATGGCTAACGCGTCGAATATCTCCTCGAACCGCTTCAGACCGAACGACGCTATGACGGCGTCCTCGGCGTCGTACTGCCGGAGGAGAGTCTCGATAGCCTTCCAGTCGGCCAGCCCCCGTACACGATAGCCGTGGTCGAATAGGGGGCGGTTCCAGCCCATCTCCCGCGCCCTCTCGAACGCCTCCTCAGGAGTCAGCAGGGGCAGCTCATTGAAGTCGCGCACCTCAGCCCTCACCTCCGCTCTCGTCACTTCTATCGTCCAGGTCCCGCTCCACGGGGCCGTCCTCCCCGACAGCGACCAGAGTGTACTGCCGGCCGCCACGCCCGCCCTCGGCCGTGATCCAGCCCCGGGAGATCAGTCGGTCAAGGGCCTCCTTGGTCCGATCCCTGGGGAGGTCTGAATCGACGAGCGAGAACAGGTCCCGCGAGCTCAGCCGGATACCGACCTCCCCGCAGAACGCCCCGATGATCGTGTCCTCGTCGTCCTGCCGCTGGGCCATCTTCTCCATGACCTTGGACATGTCGGTGAAGTCGAGCTCCACGCGCCGCTCGACGTCGTTCACGTCCTCGCCGTCGGCGTTCAGGGTTCCCCCTCCCCCGGAAGGCGTGCGGCGCGGGGGAGTGATGGCGAGGGAAGACCTCCCCTCGGTACGGCTGTCGAGCGTAACCACGCCAGCCACCTGAGCCTTGCCTCGACCTCCAGTCTTCTGGGAGTGGGCGCGGACCTGGCCAGGACGGTCCTTCAGGACGACCAGCTCCATCTCCCCGACGTCGCCCGGCATGGGCTGCTTGATCGGCCACACCTGAAGCAGGGTGCCCTGCACCATGGCGACCTTGTGCTGCGAGCCGATGGGCATGGAGCCCTTCTCGGCGCTCTTGGCCTGGTGGTCGATGATGATGACGGTCGAGCGGCCGTTGCGTGTGAGCCGCTTCAGCCACGACGTGATGACGTCGGTCGAGACGGCGTCGTTAGCGTCCAGGCCGTGCAGGCCGTAGAGGGCGGTCATACCGTCCGCCACGATGATGTCCGGGTCGAGGGTCTGGAGCGCCATGTCGAACTGGTCCTGAGCGAACTCGCCGGACTTGGTCGGCTGGTCCTTGCCCCACTTGTTTCGCTGCATGTCGGCCAGCGGCCCCTCGGGCCGGATGTAGGAGAACTGGGCCCGAAGGTCATCGTCCGCGGCGCCGAGCAGCCGGAGTCGGTTGAGCGTCTGGACCGGCTCGCCCCCCAAGAGGGGGCAAAGGGCGCTAGCCCCGCCCCCGG